TTTTGCTGAAGAGTTTATAGGGTCTCAGCAGTATCCCTATAAAAATCCTACAATTATTGCACTTAAGAAAAATCATGCAGAGCTTAGATCTTAGAGAGATACCAATAATCTATATCAATTTGGATAGAGATATTGATAAAAAAGAAAAGATAGAAAAAACTTTGGGGGAGTTGGGATTTAAAAATATTATTAGGTCTCCTGGATTCTTGCATTCATCTGGAAATAGGGGTGGATGTTCTATGGCTCATCACAATGCATTGAAGGAGATAGATCCACCGTTCATCATCATTGAAGATGATGCTGAAATTTATGATTTTGATCCAGAAATATGTTTTCCAGATGATGCAGATGCGGTATATCTTGGAATATCATCTTGGGGTAGAATGAATGGACATTCTGGTCCTTTTGTTCAATATGATATTATTGACGATGATATGTTAAGGGTGTATAATATGCTGGGTACTCATGCTATTCTATACTTATCTGATGAGTATGTGTCAGTATGTACAAAAATAGCATATCACCAATTTAAGACTGAAGGATATATATACGTTGGACTTACTGATGTTCAAAAACATTACAATGTCTATAGTTTTGATTCTCCCCTATTTTGTCAATCTAGTTCAAATGGAACGCGGGGAAAATTAACGTCATATCCAACTAGTGAATGTTTTAAATATTATTCAAATTATTTTTTACCAGAACGAATTGTATGAAATCTTTAGTAACTGGCGGCGCAGGATTTATTGGATCAAATCTTGTAGACCGTCTTCTTTTACTCGGTCATGAAGTTGTTGTAATTGATAATGAGTACTCTGATGCTCATGATCAATTTTATTGGAATGAGAGTGAAAAAGTATCAAACTATCATTATGATATTCGTGATTATGAAAACACACGTCCTCTCTATGATGGAGTAGACTATGTGTTTCATATTGCTGCAGAAGCACGTATTCAACCTGCTATTAAAAATCCCATTGAAGCGGTAAGTATTAATTCTGTTGGAACATGTACCGTTCTTCAGTGTGCAAGAGAGTCTGGTGTAAAACTTGTTATGTATTCTTCCACTTCTTCTGCTTATGGATTGAAAAATGAACTTCCTAATGTGGAGACTCAACCCGATGATTGTTTGAATCCATATTCAATATCCAAAACAAATGGAGAAAAACTTTGTTCAATGTATACAGATTTATATGGACTTCCTACTGTTATCTTCCGATACTTTAATGTATATGGAGAACGTCAACCTCTCAGAGGGCAGTATGCGCCTGTTGTAGGGATCTTTTTGAGACAACGTGCTGCTGGTGAACCTTTAACAATTGTGGGTGATGGGGAGCAACGTAGGGACTTTACATACGTTGGTGATGTTGTAAATGCTAATATCATGGCAGCAATTAGTAATCCTGAAGAGGATGCATTTGGACAAGTTTATAATGTCGGTTGTGGTGTAAATTATTCTGTCAATGATCTTGCTGCAATGATTTCAGATAATACTGTAAATATTCCACCACGCCCAGCAGAATCGCGTTTAAGTCTTGCTAATAATCAAAAACTTTGTAAAACTTTTGGATGGAAACCTAAGATGAAACTTGGGGACTGGGTTGCAACACAAATTGGGAAGTAATTATGAAAAATACTCAAATCTTTTCTTTCGTTTTTAATCGACCAGATCTTCTTCAAAAGCAAATTGATTGCTTTAAGAAGTTCTTTTCTGGTGATTATGAGATCAATGTTGTCTGTGATTATAGAGACAAGAAATACCTCAAGGAATTTGAAACTATCTGTTCTGATAATGATGTGAGATTTTACTCTCATAAGTCATATAAGAATATGTCATATTCCCATCCTAGTGGATATCATGGAGCAACTATTACTTGGGCATATAATGAAATTATGCTCAAGGAATATGCTGATGATTATGCTTTGATTGTGGATCATGATATATTCTTGATCGATGAGTTTAATCTTGTCGATTATATGAAAGGGTATGATGTCTCTGGATGCTATCAGAGTCGCGAGAACGTGGAGTATGTTTGGCCAGGTTTAACGATCTTAGATATTAGTAAGACTAAGGATATTGAATTTGATTTCCATCCTTGTGTTGCTGAAGGTCAGATGCTTGATACTGGCGGTGGAACATATGCTCTTCTAAAGGAAGTTTCATTCAAACCATCTCACGTCGAGTATCCAGAATCATTTGAGTCTATTGATCTGTCATCCGTTGATGATGGGTATGGATTTGAATTGCATTTAGATCAGACATTCTTGCATTTTAGGAATGCTTGTTCTTGGCATGATAATTTTAATGTTCTTGAAAACTCAAGAAAAAATGAAGTATTGAATTTGATGTTGAATTCTTTCTTGGGTGATGAAGATATTCTTATGAAAGAGTATCGTGAGTTTTCTATGATGAAGACAGAAATTAATGAGCATCTTCCAACACTTTACTCACTAGCAAGAGAGGTTGATTCTATTGTTGAATTTGGTGTTTGTTATGGAAAGTCTACGAGAGCACTTCTTGCATCGGGTACTAAGTTGAGATCTTATGATGTGTGGATTGAACCAAGAGTTCTAGAACTATTTGAATACTCTAAGAGTATTGGTAATGATGTTGAGTACATCAAACAGAATAGTATTAAGGCAGAGATTGATGAATGTGATATGTTATTCATTGATAGTTGGCATCATTACTATCAACTAAGAAAGGAACTGAAACTTCACTCTAGTAAAGTTAAAAAGTATCTTGTTTTCCATGATACGGTAAGTTGTGGTAGCAGTGGAGAAAACTGGAAGTCCTGGGGTAATGGTAGTCAGATTGAATATGAGACCTTATGTAGAGATCTAGATACTGATAAAATTGATAATGTTGGTATCAATAATGCAATTTTTGAATTCTTATCTGAACATCCAGAATGGCGTGTCAAGAAGCATTACAAGAATAACAATGGCCTGACTGTTCTTGAAAAAAATGGATAAAAATAAGTCATTACATAAAGCAAAAGGATTACCCCCAGTATATTATTTAAATCTGGATGAGCAACCAGAAAGAAGAAAGTATATGGAAGAACAGTTTGAATATTGGGGTATTAAAAATTATACACGTATCTCTGCATATGATGGTAGAGATGGTAGAGATCTTGGTGGAATTTTAAAGGGTCGATATCCTGATAATATGTCATCTGGCGAGGTAGGATGTACAACATCTCACTTAAAAGCATTGGTTGAATTTTTAAAAACAGATGAACCATATGCATTGATTATGGAAGATGATTGCGATCTTTCACCTATTAGACATTGGGGATTTACATGGAAAGAACTTTTTAGTTATATTCCATATGATTTTGATGTAGTTCAGATGGCTATTATTAACCCATCTGAAATTCATGTAAAACTTCATAAAAGATTTGTAAATGATTTTTCTACAGCATGTTATTTAATTACTCGCCACCACGCAACAAAACTTGCAAATTTACATGTTCGTGGTGATAAGTATAAAATTGATAATGGAGTTAAACCAAGAGCTGTTGCCGATGATCTAATTTATAATTCTGGTAATACGTATGCAATTCCAGTTTTCATGTACAAGATTGAATTAGGATCTAGTATTCATGGTGATCATATTGATACTTTCCACAAATCTAGTTATGAAGGTTTGTGGAATTTTTGGAGAGAAACTTCTCCACAGATAGATGATTGGAACAAATTATTAGATTTTGATCCTTATTTTGGAACACTTCCCCCAGGAGTGTATAGTAAGTAAAAATACTTACTATTGTTATGATAATCAAACACAATCAGTTGTTGGATTATAGTAAAGTAATTTCAAAATAAATACAGTACTATTGTTGGATTAAAATGCTTTATAACGTAACTGTTAGAGACATGACAAATATTGCAGAAGAATTGACATTTGAATGTGATGAAAATAAAACCATTCGCCAATTATGTGAAGAAAACAATATTCACATATCTCTTAATGAAAACTGCTCTAAAAATGGAGAATGTCTAACTTGTGTTGCTAAAGTTCTTGAAGGAACTGTAAATCATCCTAATTTGGATATTGGTACTTGCTTAGATCCAGATCATATTTCGGAAGGTTATTGTTCACCGTGCATCGCCACACCAACAAGTGATTGTAAAATTGTAACAGAACAATTAAACCAATTAAAAAAATTTTCAAATAGTTAATTATCATGACTTTTTCTATTACCATTCGTACTCCTCGAGGCACTGAGCAAGTTGTTCAGTGTGAGGACGATCAGTATATTCTTGATGCTGCTGAAGAAGCAGGTATTGATATGAATTATTCTTGTCGTGCAGGTGCCTGTTCATCTTGTGCAGGTAAGATTGTATCTGGTACAGTAGACCAAAGTGATCAGTCATTCTTAGATGATGATCAAATTGGAGAAGGGTTTGTGCTCACTTGTGTTGCATATCCAACTTCTGATGCTATAATTGAAACTGAACAAGAAGAATCTCTTTACTAATGGAAACCTCTATTGCTGAACTCCTTACTTATTATGTAATTGGTGGTGCCCTTATCATTGGACCAGGGGAATAGTCACAAGTAATATGCCTAATCCCAATCAACTCTATGATGACATGGAGAAACTAAATGCCTTATACGAAGAACTCTGTTGGGATCATGATGATGAATTAGTATTTCAAATCGAATACCTAACAGGCAAAGGCAGAATTATTATCAAAAACAAAACACAGGAGCAAAACAATGAACGAAAACGCAGAAAGTATTAACGGTTGGGCAGCAATGATTGGAGTCATTGCCGCAATCGGAGCATATTCTCTTACAGGACAAATCATTCCAGGAGTATTGTAAAATTATGTCAAAGAATCAATTAAATAAGGATGAAATGATATGTCATGTCCTTAAACTCAAGCATGAAGTTGATGGAGAACCAAAGACTGTTTGGCAAGGAGAAAAAGATTTGGCTCACAAGTATCTCAATCGAGTACTGGATCGGATTCAGGAATATCGATATTAATTTATTACTACCTAATAATAAATAAAAGAGCCTAACTCTTTACTCATGGAATTAAATCCAAGGAAAGGGGAAGACAAAAAGGACAACAAATTTGAGTGGGCGGATGAGGGTGTATCAACTCTCGTCCGAGTTATTATTCTTGGATGGTCAGCAGCAATTCTGACTCTTAATTATGTAACTGTTCCTGGTGTTCCTCAAAAAAATATAGATCCGACATTTATAGCTAGTGTTTTTACAGGAACGCTCGCGACTTTCGGGGTCATGCCTTCTAAAAAGAAGGAAGAAAAACAAGCACCTACAGTGGAGAAGAAAGACAAACAAATTGATTGATCTCCTAAGTTGGGAAGTTCAAACAAATGGTTGATTTATAAGACATAATCTCCTATAGATAGTGTAGTCGCAAGAGAAATATGAAATTCTTCTTCGCATTTTTGGCTACACTATTTTTTGCTGCTCCTGTGTGGGCAGTTGATGTATCAATGGGCGCTGGGGGAAACCTAGTATTTGAGCCTAATGATATTACAATCTCTGCAGGCGATACGGTTCACTTCATCAATGAAGCACTACCTCCTCACAATATTATTGTAGAAGGTCGTGCAGATCTTTCCAGAGAAGCATTGTTGTTTGCTCCTGGTGAGTCACAAGACGTTGTATTTGCTGATGCAGGGGACTATAATTTCTTTTGTGGTTCTCATCAGGGCGCAGGTATGACTGGTATTATTCACGTTAATTAATTAGAATCATGAAAGTTGGAATGATTGGTCTAGGTAGAATGGGTGAGGGTATGTCTCGCCGTTTAATTGCTGCAGGACATATAGTACATGGGTATCGAAATAATTATGCAAAGGCTGAAGAGCAGTATGAAAAAGGATACTTCAGTGGAGTCACAACCTCTATTGAAAATCTTGCTTATGTAGTTAAAACAAAAGAATTATATGGTGAGAAGTCTGGAGAGACTATTCAATTCCCTCAACCAGGGGTATACCCCTGGCCAGGGGTATTCATGATGGTGGTCCCAGCAGAATCAGTAGAGGATACTATCAATGAGTTACTACGATTTTGTCGTGAAGGAGATATTATTATCGATCATGGCAATAGCAATTTTAAGGACAGTTGGGAAAGATCCGAGCGTCTTACAAAATTGGGCATCGCATATATTGACTGTGGCACTACTGGTGGTGTGTCTGGTTTGGACCATGGATACGGTCTTGTGGTTACTGGTGGAAAGTATGCAGTCGATACATGCCGTACAATCTTCGATGCTATCTCACCTGGAATTAAACCTTCAGGGACCAAAAATGATTATGTAATGTATCCTCAAGATTACGGTTGGATTTACAGGAACTGGTAAAACAAATGACTTTATCCCATGTCTTACTTTTCGGAGCAATACCGTTTTTATGTGCCACCACATATTTCGGGCACCGAAGAGGTGAGAATGACTATTATGAAACCGACGCCTACTCAGGAAATGGAAAATCGCATTAGAATGAGGTTTGCATTTGCCATGTCTTCCTTTGGCAGAATGTTTAGACCTGATCGTATCACTTTGGATATGTGAGATGTATGTAGGTGCTGGTCTGAAGACTTAGAATCTAACCCACCACGAGCTGATCTCTATCAGGTAGATCGTTACTTCTTAGAACTTTGGAAAAAGACGCCAATAACTAGGTATTGAAACACACATAATGATAGTTAAAAATACCCACAATAAAATAAATACTGGTATAATAAGGGAAAAGAGATTATTATGTCCCACTATATTGTTCAGTACTTAGATCAAACAAGGCATCATCAAACAATCTGCGAGTATGCAGAAGATGCTTTTCAAGCAAAGAAGCAAGCAGTTCAAGACGTACCATATCTCAAATCACATCCGAGTTCAATAGATTGTATCTTGGTTGAAGGATCGATGTTCTGCTCAGTGGTATAAATTATGATTGTTATTAGAATTCTTATCTGGGGATTAATTGCCAGAGCATTCTTTGTGTTGCCTGGATATGCATACACTGGCAGGGTTCACTTATCATGATACTACAATTTGCACATCTAATAGGTCAACATACAAACTTCTTGGTAGTAGGAAGTGTTTTTATGTTAGCACCTTTTTCTTTCTTCTGTATAGACTCTTTGCAAAATCCTCATAGATACCAGGAGCACTGATCACTAACAATCAAAAATGCTACAACTAGTTTTTTTACAATTTTCTGGTTATTATCCTTTTGATGGGCGTTGCTTATTACATATATACTATATTAAAACTCGCTTTTGAAAAATAGTTATAGGTGCTATGGTTCCCCCGAGTAGGAA